GCCTTAGATGCTATTGCTGTACCTACTGCTGTAGAGCCTAAGTCTAAGGCGTTTATTTCACCAACAACAACTGTTGCTCCATCAAGAATATTCAATTCAGCAGCAGTACTAGTAACTCCATCAAGAATATTAAGCTCTGCGGCTGTAGAGGTAACACCATCAAGTATGTTTAGCTCTGCTGGTGTGGATGTAATGGCTGTGTTACTTGCGGCTGCTAGTAGTGGAATTGTACCCGCAGCATCGGGTAGAGCAATAGCCCTATTCGTACCAGAATTGGGTGAGGATATTGTAAAAACACCGTTCCCATTGGCGTTTGGTGAGAAGGCTATCTTACTCATATTGCATACTCCGTGTTATAGTCTTATGTTTTAAGGCGCAGTAGGCCATGTAATGCTGTTAGGAAAGCCAGCTTGTGCAGGTACATTACGTAAGGCAAGTCTATACGCAGTTTGTGCATCTGTTATTGATCTGTCTCCTAAAGCCCACCAATCAGTAGCTGCAATTAAGGCATCTCGTTCTTTACGAACAGAAGCAGATGCACGAGCTACTGCTGTGTCAGTATGTGTTTGATCTAAGGCGTCAAAGTAAGTTTCGTCTTCAGCACTGCACTGTACCCTCACACCATTAATGTTATTATATCTAGGCATTGGCTATCCCATACATTACAATTTCTCCTGATTCTATATTGCCAGAAGTCCAAACAAACCTAACAGCGTTATTATCTTCAGCAGCTTTTCGACTACTAACAGCGTCATTGACGGTGGTGGATGAAAAGTGATGTGTTGAACTGTTATTTTGTATATTGAAACACAAGCTCTGGCTTCTTGTAAACTTGTTAGAGGTTTCAACTTCAAATATTTGAAAGTCTCCAAAAACTCCGTCTTCATTAGTATCAGAGCCGGCTTGGGCGGACACCAAAAGGCCAATTTTATCAGCCGCTTGACCGCTTTCATAATTTCCATTAGTAGTTTCAAAATTACTCCCACCATCAGTACTAGTCTGGCATACTAAATCTGGAGCATCATTGGCAGGTGTTACAGATAGCATTGTAAATACGTAGTAATCAAACTTACTTGAATCAAATACGTTGGTAAATGCAATAGCTGCAACGTCACTAACAACGCCAGATGAGGCAATAAAAACCCTTGCCCCGCCGCCAACTTTAGTACCCATATAAGTAGCTAAAGTTTCAACCTTGGTCATACGCATTGTACCACCATCGTTTGTTAAAAAACCGTCACCGTCTGCAACAGCAGTAGTACCTCGTGCTGTACCACCATCAATCAAGTTAATCTCTGCTGCTGTAGCTGTTACCCCATCAAGAATATTTAATTCAGCAGCAGTACTAGTTACGCCATCAAGGATATTTAATTCAGCAGCTGTGCTAGTCACACCGTCTAAGATGTTAAGTTCAGCAGCTGTAGAGCTAACAGCAACGCCACCAATCTGAAGACCGTTAGTTAAGTCAGGCTTACCGTTACCCGCTAGGTCAACGATTGCGTCTGTGCGTAAAGTAGACATTATGTGTTTATCCTTCTTGTGTTTCACGCATAGCTTTGTAGGCATTGCCCACAGCAGTAGTCCATGCAGCGTTAGCTATAGCTTGTACGCTTGCGTGTTCGCCTGAGATGTCGGTGGCTGTGTGTGTCCAGCTATCATCGTCAGCTTTGACTGAGTTAAAAGGCTGAAGAACGTGTCTGTGAAAGCCACGACTAAGTTCGGTCAGTGAACCGTCTGAACCTTCTTCCATGACTTTCGTAGCCTTGCGAACTTGTATGGTCCAAGAGCCTGCGACTTCTATTCTGTCGTATTCTATTACTTTAGTGATGTCACCGTTTGCCATATTTTATCTCCTTTTATGGACTGTCCGACCCAAAGCTATGCAGTGGGTTATTATACTTGGTAGCTCCCAGAAAAATCAAACCTCTTTGTAGAAACTGCTGATAGAACTGTAGCAGCGCCGTTTAGACTATACATTTCACAGCTTTGTGCGCTTGCTGTCATAAAAAACATTCGATAAGTACCATGATTTGTATACCTCATGTAAAAACCAGCATGAGGAGCGCCAGCGATAGAAGCAAATGGAAACCCAGCTATTAAAAAAGCAGCACCTGATGATGTGGTTGGGACAGTAACACTACAACTAATAAATACTTCTCTTCCTATTCTAGTGTATCTTCCACTGGTACTTGCAAGATCAGTAGAAGCAGTTGGACAAGTAGGTGTCCAAGTTCCTTCCTCATAATGGTCAAACAATTCAGCCGTAGTAGTTACCCCTGACACACTATTAGCTGATGTCTGTGCAGCAAAATCAACGCCCTTACCTGCTGTGCCGATTACTAGGTTTCCGCCTGTAATTGTTAAGTTACGAATACCTGTGTAGTCTTTATTTGAGTCTAATATAACAGCCTTAGATGCTACTGCTGTACCTACTGCTGTTGAACCTATGTCAAGAGCATTAAGCTCTCCTACGACCGCAGTAATACCGTCTAATGCATTTAACTCTGCTGGTGTGGATGTAATGGCTGTGTTACTTGCGGCTGCTAATAGTGGAATTGTACCCGCAGCATCGGGTAGAGCAATAGCCCTATTCGTGCCAGAATTGGGTGAGGATATTGTAAAAACACCGTTCCCATTGGCGTTTGGTGAGAAGGCTATCTTACTCATGTTTCATACTCCGTGTTATAGTCTTATGTTTTAAGGCGCAGTGGGCCATGTAATGCTGCTAGGAAAACCAGCCTGTGCAGGTACATCTAAAAGAGCGGTTCTGTATGTGGCCCATGCAGTTCGTTGCTCTGATGTTAATGCAGCCCAGCGCAGTGCATTACCAGCTATTGGGTCTACTTCTGATTGCAGTTTTGAGTTACGTTTTTGGCGTGTCTGCCTTGCTGTTTGCGCTACGGCCACATAATCAATGCCATCATCTACTGTAGTGGTTTCACCAGTAATTACGTTTAGTGTTTGTATTTGCATTTTAAAATCCCCAAACTAGACTTGCGCCGCCAGACATCGCAGTTGAACCAGTACTTTTACCAAGTTTAATTCGTGTTAGTTCGGCGGCCATAACAACCACACCACCACCGACTGTCTGATGCCTATCCCCGTCATCTATTGTAACGGAGTACGAACAAAGCCAAGTATTAGTAGTATGTATTCTAGTTATTTCTACAAAGCCGTAGAATCTATCACTTGAACTATTACCAGTCAACATAATCCAACGCCCATTATCCTCGTCAGAATATATTGCGTTAGTTTCACCTAGATCCAAAGATTGAGTAAAACCTGTTGTAGCGTAAGTGTCAGTACCTGAGGCAATGCCCATATAAATTCTTAAATTTGAATCATCTTGTAGTCTGACATTGTTTAACATAACTCTTACCCACTGAACCCCAGCGGGTATGCCTGTCATAACCAATTCTGTTGCATTAAGAGTTGCTTCAGCAGAAGAGCTTGTAGCAGCAACTTTGGTAGCTATATAAGTAGCCAAAGTATCAACTTTGGTCATTCTCATAGTTCCACCATCGTTAGTAAGAAACCCATCACCGTCAGCTACAGCGGTAGTACCTCTTGCAGTGCCACCATCAATTAGATTTATTTCAGCGGCAGTAGCTGTAACACCATCTAGGATGTTAAGTTCTGCTGCTGTACTGGTAACTCCATCTAATATGTTAAGCTCTGCTGTAGTTGATGTCACACCATCTAGAATATTAAGTTCTGCGGCTGTACTAGTAACTCCATCTAGGATGTTAAGCTCTGCACCTGTCGAAGCAATGGCAGTTGACCCTAGAGTTATACCAGCCGTTGTTACACCGTTTGTACCATGAAGTATTATTGTCATATTATATTACCACCAATCTTGAACCGTCAGAAACTGTTATTGTAACGCTATTCGCAATAGTTATTGGTCCCGTAGTCAGTGCGTTTCTATTAGCGGGGATTGTATAACTTGCGGTTATTGACTGGTCGTTTTCGTAGAACACTTTATTATTGCCACCACCAGTTGCACCATTGCTACCATTAGTACCGTTTTGTCCTGTTGCCCCAGTAGCCCCAGTAGCACCAGTAGGAATACCCAATGCGAATGTAGCTGTGCCAGCAGAGTTAAGCGCAACTGTAGCAGTAGCAGAGCCACCAACAGATACAGTAGAAACTGTAACTGCTGCTCCAACTACAGCAGTATCAGCCTGTGGGCTACCAGTTGAACTGTTGAAACCCAAAACCTTGCCTTTACGGCTAGCTAAACTTGGAAGAACTAAGCTTGGAGGTATTTCAAAATCAGAAACAGTCATTGTGCGATTAATACGATCACGATTGTCAGCGGCTATAGCGGTAATCGTATCAAGCTGTGTGTTTAATGCGGCTCTATTAATATCAGCGCCAGAAGAAAAGTCAGTAGTGCGCTCTATTACAGTAGCGCGAGTAATAGTAATCTTAGACCCACCAGTTATGCCAGTTAATGCACTGCCAAACGTAACGGTACCAGTTGATCCGCTTCCACCGCTTACCGCATAGTGAGTGCTAATACTTTTTAACGTATTATCGACATATACCTTAAGGTCAGAGTCCTCAAAGAACTCAAATGAAACAGTAAACGCTTGTTGCGATGAACCAGCGCCTAAAGAGTAAGTAACTCTAGCGGCATTTGCTGAAATATCTATTGTCATTTCTACCCGTCCTCTTTTTTACACTGTCACACAAAATTGCCTTGATAACCAACGTACAAATTGTCTAGTACAAATCAGTACCTCTTAAACCCGCGAAGCGGATTAGGGTCGTCGCCTTCTTTAAACATATTTTCAAAATCGTTAAATGTACTTTTGGCAAACCAAAGAGCAGTGAATGGAGCGCTGTCAATAAGCTCTGCTACGCCATTACCTACGTTTCCAGTTACAATATCCTTAACACCTGTTGCTATCTCAGCGCCGATACTAACGCCAGCACCACCTAACCCAGAGACAGCATCTATTGCGCTTGGTTCTTGAGGAAATCTGGGCTCAAGAAGACCACCTGTTAAGTTAGGGCCGCCTAAAGCTAGGCTCGTAGACATAGCAGTATAGGCTATGTCCGAATAAAGAGCCGCTGTTCCTGAGTAATCAAAAGATCTTGCAAGCTTATCTTGAAACGACATCTCAACCCAATCAGGTGTTTTGTATTGCAACACCATGTAGCCCAAGCCCATAGATATTGCTGTTCCAAGAAAGCGATCCTTTAATTGACCATGAGCGTGAGCCGCAGCAACCTTATTTACTGACGCAAGGCTGTAGCTGTAGAACTGAAACGGCAATGAAAGCAATCCGTTTTCAATCCTAGAGTAACCTTTAAATTCAGCGTCTTCCCTCATGCCAAATTGCTTTGCGATCCGCATTGGAATGTAAGCGATGCCATCTGTAATGATAGGTTTGTCAGCAGGCGTTCCCATGAGAATAGTATTTAAAACACCAGAGCTAAGTGCGCTACGGAAATCCCTAACAGTCTCCGCGCTTGTCCTTGGTTGTCCCTCTATTTCTCTAACAGTAAGATCATTAATAGCATTTTCATAAGCAGCGTTAGATTTAGCTGTTTTGTTGCTGAAGCCAAGAGATTTAGCTGAGTTGTTAGAGTGCATAATTTCGTGCATTTTAATGAAAGCTACGTAATCATCAGGAGAGTTTATTATTCCATCTTTAATTGGAGTTACGCCTTTTACTCTAGGGTTTTCCCACCCCCGCAAAGGCCACATAACATCTTTAATGTACTCTTCATCAATGTAAATCTTGTCTTGCTTTGCGTTGTAAAATGCTGGTCTGTATCTGCCCTCTGGTGTTCCGTCTGCTGCAAAGGATTTAGTGTTGCCGGAAACAACTTCGGCTTTAGTCGCAGGGAATTGAATTGTATCCGTCCAAGCCCCTGTATTGGCCATATACATACCATCGCTAGACTTTTCCCAAGGAGCAGCAGCAATCTTAGCCGCTAGGTCTAAATCTATATTATACCTAAGCAAGTATTCTTGCTCCATTTTGGTGGCCTTACCTTTAGTCCACCTTACTGAGTAATCAATTAAAGTATCTGCACGAACCATTGCATCAAAGTCTTTAAGTAATTTTGTAATCGGGCCAAGACCGTTTAGCAAAAAGAATGGGTTTTTCATTTTGTCAAAAATGTCAGACCTAAATGGGTTATTGTTTAACTCATCAACAAGCCTAGTGTGGACTGAGTTCATTAAGTTATCTAAGCCCTCACCAGAAACCCTTAGCTCTCTACCCGCAAGTTTTAGCTTGTTGTCGTTTAACACGCCAAATAAAGCCTTCATAGTTTTGCCTATGCCATGCTCCATCATGATCTTTGCTGGCTCTGTTAGCGTCATTAGACCAGCAGAGCCTAGAAAATTAAGCGTAGCTAAATCCCTTAGAACTTTAGCTGTTGTTTGATTTGCTGAGTCTGGATCTCTTAGCACTCCACCAACAACTCTTTTGTATAAATGCCTTATGTCTTTTAAAGCCGCATGGCTTTGCTGCATTGTCATGCCAGACTTAATCATTTCATCCATTGCATCGTCTAAAACATCGTCAATAGAGTTACCATTGAATTGCCTTGAAAATTCATAGCGAGGCCCAACGCGAGTTGTGTATGCTCTCATAACTGCTACTGGATTTGTTTGAATGTAATCTAAAATTAACCTGTTCGGTATATCAAGAGACCTGTGTTTAAAATGTTTTGATTTACCCATGCCGTAATAGCCCATTTCTGGGTCAGTAATGTCTTTAAGGCCAAGAATGTTATCAGTCGTCTGGCTTGCCCTTAATCTTAATGACGCATCATCAGTGTTCATTACTGTTTTCTTAACTTTTCCAGCAGTCCTTCTAATTAATATTGGGTTATCCCTAAACCAAGCTATTAATATTTCTTCAAACTCAACTCTGTTTGCTTTTATAGAGTCGATGTCAAAGTAACGTGGCCTAAAGTTTATTTCATTAGGGGCATTTACAGGAGTGCTATCGCTAATATCTTCTAAATTTAACTTAGCCTCATCAAGCTCATCAGATAAGCGTTTAACATTACCTTCTAACTTTGCGATGTAATCAGCGCTTTTAGGGCGTCCGTTGCTAAGTATGTCTTGCGTCTTCTTTATTCTTATTTCCCTACCAGTAATAAACTTTTGAAGAACAGGCTTAGAACCAATCATGCCTTGCTCATTAAGCCTAGTTTCCCAAGTCTTGTAAAAGTTATTCATCTTATCCATGACTTGAGATTCAATATTGTCAGCAGGCCTCTCACCCCTCATCGACTTCTTGTCAATGTTTTCTAACCATTTCTCAAAACCAGATATATTTAAAGTATAATCAAACGCACTTGTTACACCTTTACCAGAAGACTCTCCCCATAAAGGCATCAGATCATTCTGAAGAACAGCCCACTCGCCTTCAAATTGTTTTGAGTTCTGGTAAACTGACGAACCTATTTTTTGATTGTTGCGATTCATTGCAAGCAATATTCCAGAGTCATTAACAATTTTTAACGTAGTCATTTTTACTGAGTTTGGTAAAACTTTGCTTTGAAGCACACGCTTCATAGGTGTTGTTACAGCTTTAAAAAGCCATGAGTCAGTAAAGACACTAGACGCAATGCTGCCATCTTTATCTATTGCTTCTCCAGCCGCATTAAGCGCAACTGGTCTTGGTCTAGTAGACTTAATAAAGTTTTTAAATTCTTTAGTAGCGCCTTTATGAACTGCGTTTGTACGGTTTGCTGGTATTGTAAGAAGTCCAGTAAGCGCACCTCCCATTACAAATGAAGCCCCTAAATTAATAGCAACTTCTGTTTTTGTGGCCAATGGATCAGTTGAGTACCTAGCAGCCTCTTGCCCAGCTACTACCGCAGTTACGGAAGCACCACCTTTTAAAAAACGTGTAGCAAACATACCAACTCTAGCAAAAGGAAGCGCAACAAAATTTACTGGATCAAGCAACTCAACTGCAAATTGTGTAATGATTCCAGAGCCACTTAAATCCCTTCTATCTTGTGCGCTTTGGTTAATAGTAGAAACTATGTAGTCAAAATGTTTGTCATTAGTTGCCCTTAAAAGATCTGAGCTATACGCCATTAGCCCCCTAGGCCCATTCTTAATTCTTTTTTCAGCGTCAAAACCATCTTGTGGTTCGCTTGGAAAATTATTTCCTTCGTTTATGCGCCTTAATAATGAACCATACTTGTACCCCATAGAAGCCGATAAAGTTTTACCAATCCCAACCTCAGGGATTATGTCCTCCCTAACGCCTTCTTGAATTATCCTTGAGGCAGTAAAAGCATTTTCCATTTATTAATTTCCTAACTCAGAAGGAGCAAACCTTTGAACAAGTTTAGCCCTATCTTGCTTGGCTACAAAATCAATTAATTTTTGAGCGCTATTGGGATCATTGCGATCATAGCCTTGAGTTGCTTTGAACTCTTCACGAGCTTGTTTTTGTATTTTTGCATTTGCTCTAAGCGCTATCAGCTGATCGATTCTCCTCATTTGGTCGTTATCTGCTATTAACGAACCAACTGTTTCTTTGACGCCATAGCTTGCCCAGTAATCTACAGAACCCGCCGTACCTATAGGCACAGGTTTAATTACTGGAGGATTTAATTCTAAGCCAGCAGCTTCAACGGGAAACATAAGCGGTTGTAACTCGTTATTTTCGTCAACGTAAAAAGTCCTGTATCGAAGAACTGCCCCCGTGTCGTCAGGCTCAAGATAAATGTTTCCCTCTTCATTTCCGCTAAGGAATTGGTGGGTAGCTATTGTTTGTTCTGCTCTTTGGTCAGCGTTCTGTGTAAAAACTCTTGCTTGCAACATTCTTAAATCTGGAAACGTAGGGTCTATTGCATTCAGTTCTAATGCAAGATTTTTTACCTCAGTATCAATTACATCAATAAATATACCTCTGACTATAGGATCAGGCATAACTTTTTCAAGTGAATGTCTGGACATATGAATGGAGTCGTTTGGCATTGAGCTATCAACTATATACGGAGACTCTCGGTATTGTTCGCTTATAATTGCTTTTAATCTTTTATCGACCATCCTCTTAGTTGAGCCGTTAGCAGCAAGATATTCAACAAGTGGAGCAAGTTCTGTTGCCATGAGAGGGTTTTGTGTGCCAAAAAAACTAGTGGTATAATCACTGGTGTAGGCTAATGCTGATGGGAAATCACCTAGAACATTAATCAAGTTTAATTTTGCTGAATCTTTTGTCTTTACCGCTATAAGATTACCAATAATGTCTTGAATTGTTTTGCCTTCATTGGCCCCTGTTATTTTAAAAACATCAAACGCATCATCAAGTATTTCTCTGTCGGCTAGAGATATAGAATCACCAAGGAAATTAGCCCCCTGTGATGCTATTTCGGTTAAGCCTTCAGACAATAACTTGTAATAGCTCATTAGATCATTAGCGCCCTCTACTGGTAAACCTTTTGCCATTCGCTCCATGCTTTCAAAAAACGAAGAGGGAGGTGTAATTTTACCAAGTTCAATAACAAGCGCTCGTGTTTCTGCGTCCATGCTATTGAATGTTGCTAAATTTAAACCTTCTTTTTCAAAAACCTTAGTCATAAGACTTCGGTCTTTTGCTTGAAGAACGTCTCCACCACCTGACAAAAGCGCTTCTATTTCTTGTGCCTCTCTAAATGCCTGCACTTCTACTGCTTGCCTTGCTTTTACTTCGGATAAAGATGCATTCATGTCAGAGGTTAAACCTTTTGTAAGGTCTTTGTCTAAAATAGAATTAGCGTAACCTTGCATTGTTTGGATTAAAAACTTTTGATGCTGTGTTAAATCTTCACCTTCTCCAGCGTCACTAAAATAACTTACAATTTGATTGGCCTGTGTTGAGCTTGGATTTGTTCCCAATATTTTTAGAAAAATGTTTTTAGCCCCAGCCAGCCTAAGCGCTTCCATTGCTGATGTTGCAACTTCTTGAGTTATCCCAGCTGTATTATAGATTTCATTTTGTTTAATAATAAAAATGCCAGCAGCAGACTCAACACTTGGGCCAAAATTAGTTCCAATTAAATCCATATTACCTACTGTAAAAGCAGCATTGTTTGCGGCATTAATTTCACGTTGCTTATTCAGTGAGTCAATAGCTTTTGCGCCACCTTGTCTGTAGCTTTTTGTTGCGGCTTCAGCTTTTGACCATATGGTAGAATCGCCACTTTTAGGATAAAGCTTTTCAAGAGCAATGAGAACTCCCAACACCTCTGCGCTTTCTGCGGTTGGCGATATATTAGGATCTCTTGCTGCAATAGCTAAAAGCTGTTGATCCGCTTGGGCAGAGGTTAAGCCCACTAGCATTCTATCAATGCTTCCATCTACCGTTGCAACAACAGACTCATCAATATTGTTACTTATTGATTTAGCAAGTTCACTAAGACCTTCTGCACTTGCAGCGTTCATTGTAGCTGTTTGTTGTTCAATGTCTGCATAGAGACTAGTAACTAATTTGACGCCATCATTTGACTCAAAGGCATCTGTGTTAAGTTGGCTTATTTTTTCGTTTGTGTATTCAGTATTTGTTGCGTCAACTAAATCACCAATCTCAAGTATCGTTTTAAGGCTAGCTATAGTTTCTGCCCTAACGGTTCCCGTTGGATCTGACGTAATTAAGCCTTCAAGTTCTGAAATTAATTTAAGTGTTTTTTTATCGGCAATCTCCCCATAAAGTCCTTCAAGTCTGTCAAGCTCAGATGAATCCCCTGTATTAAAATACGAGACAATTTGTCTAATTTGTTCTGGAAGGAATCTTTTAGATGTTTTTTGGTTTTCAAATAAAATGGCCTTAGCAGCAGTTGATCTTATTAAGAGCGCTCTGTTTAAAAAACTTTGACCCAATGCAGGATTTGCTGGATTTAAATCTGTATCAAGAAATGCATCGTATGCCCGATTGTCAAATGCAATTGCTCTTCTATTAAAATCTTTAGCAGCAGAACTTAAGTTTCCATTAAAGCTAGTACGAATGCTTTGTTGTATACTCAATTCACTAGCAATAGAACCTTGTGATAAATTCCAAGTTTGTTTTCCTTGATTGTTTAGAATTTCTCTTCTTTCTTTTTGCTCTCTTATGTTTGATAGCACCGCTGTAGGTCTTAGATGCTCTGTTGCAAAGTCTGCAACATTCTCTAAGGCTACAAAATCGTTTCCAAAATCAGTAATGTAAGTTTTTAAATACTTAAACTCTAAAGGAAGAAGATCTGGATTAGCATTGTCAAACGCAGCCTCAATCTCAGTTAAATCTTCTGTGCTTGTATCTGCGGTTATGCCCCTAAGTATTCCTTTTGTTTTGCTAACCATTAATGCAGTTCTTGCTTTAGCGATAGCGCTCTTGGGCAAAAGGTCAGCGTTTACAGCGTCAATAACTCCCTGAATAGCGCCCTCTCCAAAGATTTCTGCTTGTTCTGGATTGGACGCATGTAAAGATTCAACAGCTTGATTGGCGTCAGTAAACGCCTTTTGAGTAAATTCTATTAACTCTGCTCTTTCGCGTTCACTTTGCAGCAAAGCAAGCTTTTGAGTTGTAAGGTCACGGTAGGTCATACCCGTATCTTGAATGTAAGATTTATAGCCTGCCCCGTCTGCGGCCTCAACCATTGACTCAACGTAATCGCTCATGCTCTTGTGGTATAAGGATGCACCGTTGCGGTTGTATTTATATTTGCCAGAAAGCTCGTCGCCCTTAAGCTGTATCTCATTTTGTATTGACGTTTCAAATCTGTTTCTAGCAACCCTATCATAAGCATCAGATGCAATAGAGCCAAAACCTTTTGGCGGAACAAGTGGTTGAGGCAAGCCAGTTTCTGGATCAATTACTATTGCACTGTAACCAGCGTCCGTTCCAATATCTTCAGCCCTTCTAGCCATAGCCTCATATTGTATTTGGCCTACTGCACTTAGAGCTTCTGAGATTGATTCGTTTACTATGCCAGTATTGGCCGACCTTGTTACGCCAACAGGGCCAATACGAAACTTACGTTGCTCTCTAATTACGGCCATTAGTTTCCGCCTCCGCTTGCTGCTGTCTTCATCATATCGTTTAAGCCAGAAGCTACTGATGTAAATGCTCTATACCTTGAGGCAACTAATGAAGCTTGCCCTTCGGCCCTTATTGCAAACATTTGTTGGTTGTATTTTAAGGACTCCGCTCTGCCCATTATATCTGAGCGGGCAAGGTCGTTAGTAGCGACATCCCTTTGCCTGTTAAGAAAAGCAGATACACTATTAGTGCCTCTTCCAGGAGTTCTAAAGTCTCCAAGATCTCTTCCAGTAGCAGCAAACGCCGCAATGTTAGACGACAAATTAGATTTATATTGTTCAAGTCTATCGTTGTGACGTTGCTGAGACTCAACCTCACTCATTTTCTTTTCAGTGCCGAGTTTGTATGAGTTAAGATTAGCTACATTTTTAGCTCGTTTTCCCTCGTCAAGCTGGCTCTTTGCTTGCAGCGTCATTGTAAGTAATTGAAGGAACATTATATAATTAACTCCGCTATCAATCCATTTACCTGCAATGGCAATGGATCTGTTTGTTCAATAGTAATCTGTGGGTCACGACTGTATCCAAGAACTCTAACTTCTTTTTTACCGTTAAAACCTGATAGGCTTGAGAAGGTACGTCCGTTTACCTTTAAGGATCGAGCATTCTTTAAATCTAAAATAACACTACTAACTCCACGGACGTTTCCAGTTTGTGGGCCAGACGCTGCGTTAACATCAATTGGGTTGGTAACTATTTTAGCTGTAAACTTTTTGCCTACATAGGCGTGTGTAAAGCCGTGACCTGCGTATGCTGTCAGGTCTACCTTGTTTGCGCTGTTTACTGTAAACGAACCAAGGTGCGACTCAACTGTTCCATTAGTAACAACTACATCTACAACCTGTGTGTTTGTATATAAATCGCTTACATCCACAAGATTGTTACTAACAGCCTTGAAGAGATACATATCCAAGCCAACGTCACCAGAAAATTCGCACAGTTGAAGCTTGTTGTACTCATCATATACATTAACAAAAAGTCTATTGCGTAAAGCAACTACACCTGCAAACCTACCTTTGGTTGTAACTCTAGTCCATGAAGCTCTTTTCTCTGCACGGTTAGATGAGAAGATTGCGGCTTCGCCCCCAACCCTAACAAAAAACGCATAAGAGTCTGGTAGCTCAAAGCCGCCGTGTACAACGGCCATAGAGGCGGGGTTGTCAATTAGGTGCGATGATAGCGTAGAAACCGAAGTGGCCGTGTAGGCGTCCTCTGTGTCTGTGTAGAGGTATTCTCTGATAGACTTACCCCCGTGCTGCACAAAAATAGTTGCTCCATCAATTGACACAGGCTCAACAAACTCAGCGCCAAATGGCGTTTGTTTTCTGATCTGAGCGTTAGTCGGCGTGATTGCTTGGTTTAAGTAAGTAGGAACGTACAGTTCGTTTGACGCTGTAAAGACTTGTAGGTCTCTGTTTGACACAAGGTATCTAATTTCATTCACTTCGCCTGTTGCGGCAGTGAGAAAGATTGCGTCTATGTCGTCTGCTGCTCCTACATCAAAATTAAAGAACTGTCCAATTTTGCTCATCCAAAGTGTGTCTGGCTCTGCTAGTGTTCCACCAAAGACAAGCCTGTTTTCATGAAAAGTAATAGCGGCAGGGTATCCACGTTTAGCTGAGTATGACTGCTCTGACCAACCTCTCGTCGGCGCGTGAGTTCC